CGATGACGACAGATATATTTTATAGCACAACCTTCTGGAAACAGCAACTCATTCTCAACTACAAACTTGCTGGGCTGAATCGTAAATTTTTGATAGTGAGATCCGCCATGCTGCTTATCCCAAACGCTTTTCTTTTTCATATTACCTCCAATAAAAATGCTGCAATGCATATTACAGTTATTAATCCTATATCTATATATTCATCATTATCTCTCATTGTCTTACTCCTAGTGTGTATTGTTTTTGTGATGTAATTGTCCAACAATCTACTCTTCCTCTACTGTATGCTACATACTTTAAACGAAGTTGTGTAAAATAATCTTCTCTTCTTGTTGCAGTTAAATCTACAATGACATTATCAAAAGTCATACCTTTTACTTTGTGTATGCTTCCGTATTGAACTCTACTTGTTTCTTCAATGTCTACGCCGTCTCTAATTAAATATCTTATAAATCTAACTTGCTCTTCATTAATTCTACTTTTTACTCGAGTGTCTAAAAAGTCAGTAAACTCAAGGCTTTTTTCATATAAATAATTTTTTTCTATTAGTTCTTGAATAGTGTAATCCTTATCAATCCAATCTTTAAATGTTTCTTTTCCTTTTCCTCTTACAATAGTTTGCATACCCATATACTCCCAAAAATATTTTATTTGTTGCAAAGGCATAGCTTTACCTTTGACAAAAGCAGGCCAGTTTTTATGACAATCAAATTGTTTTTTAGAAACAAAATCAGAATTACCTACAGCAGAAAAATTAATTCCGTTTCTTAATAAGAAAGCTCTAGCCCACTTGTGTGATGGGTTACCTCTAAATGTAAATAAAAAAGTTTCTTTTGTATTTTTTATCTTGTCTAATAGAATTCTCATATGTGAACAGTCTGATATGTAATTAGCTAAATGATAATGATGACCAATTATATTTTCTGCAGGTTTCCAAATTCTATTGTACTCATACTCTTGCCATATAGGAGCTATAATTTTTTTACATAATTCATTTATTGTTTTACCACATCTTAAACCTTGCTTTAATTGTTCTGCGTTCTTAGATATAGTGTGAAAATAATCTGCATCTGCTCCAGCCCATTCAAATATAGTTTGATCAGGATCTCCTACCATTATAAATTCTTCTGCATTGGTTGCTATTTTTTCTAAAGCTTTTCTTTGTGGTACGTTACTGTCTTGTGCTTCATCCACTATCAATACATCTATGTCTGGTTCTTTAACATTTGGATTATTAAACTCTTGTATCATATCTTCATAAGCTCTTACCTGTTCATTCTTTTTATATTCTGTAGCCCACTCAATCATTTGATTAATCATTCTTAAATCTTTGTAAGTTTTTAAATCACCATTCTGTTTTAAAATAAGATAGTATTGTTGTGTGGTAAGACCTCTACCAATTGCACCTTTAACAAATTTATAAAAGTCATGGTCTTCTGAAACATCTTCTTTTACATCATGGTATCTAAATTCTTTGTGCATTCTACAAAGGTTCATATGATCTTCATCTTTAAATAAAGATTTTTTAATTAATTTACTCTGACAATATTTATGAATTGTACAGATTCTATTCTCAAAAAAATTATCTTCTAGTTTCATATTTTTAATCTCAGGTAAATCTTCTACTGCTTCTCTAATTTCATTAGCAGCTACATTAGTATGAGATAATAAAATCATTTTTTCTGGTGAGTAGGTTTCTAAAAGTTCTTTATATTTAGTTTTTAAATATATGTGAGTCTTTCCTGTGCCTGGTGGGCCAACAATAAATTTAAGATTGTTCATGTTCTATCTGTTTTACCTCTATGATTTCTTCTGCTTCTCCATCTATAATTAGATTTGATTCATCTACATTATATTTTTCTATCTTGTATGAAGAACAAGAATGTTCTTTGTATTTACCTCTGTATTTTTTTGCCTTAAGAACCCCTCTACACTTTAAAACTAAATCAACTCTAGCCATGTTTACTCTTTTCTTTTGTAAGTAGTCATCAAACTTATCTAATTTAAATTCTAAACTTTCATTTTTAATATTATAAAAAGGCATACCAAATAAGTGCAGTTCTTTTTTATCTGTAAAAGCTTTATGCTCTGCAATAAACCCTTCAAACCAACCAATAAATCTTAAGTCTTCACTAGATTCTGGATCATAGTCTTGTGACTTTCTTCTTGTTTCAAACTTAGCTATCATCATCTTTTCAAAATCCATCTCTTTCATATAAGGTAAAAACACTGCAGCTTGTTTCATCACTTCGTTATAGAATATTTTTTTATTCATTAACTGTGGTCCTTCTACAGTTATATCTTTTTCTACTTTCTTACCTTCTTCTGTAGTGTATATCTTTACAAAATATCTATCGCTACCATACTCAGTTATCTCTCCAACGTGTTCTTGTATCTCTTCAGTATTGTTTTCAATACCAATCCAACTAAATAATTTTATTACATCTTTCTGTTCAACATCTAAAACCTCTGCTAGTTTAGGGATACCATATAACTTCTCTGCTTTTCTTCCTGTAGTTCCTTTCTCATTACGCTTTTCAGCTTCAGTATCGTTTGCTTCTATTGCAATGTTGTGAACAAATGTATTAATTTCTTCTGTTGTCCAATCAGTATTTTTAATTAAAGTTCCTGCTACAGCTGTGCAATAAATATCTCTAGATCCAGCAGAAGGATATATAATTGTAAGCGCAGTAGATAAAGCGATCTTACCTACATCAACTTTTATGTTACCACTGTATTCGTGAATCTTAGTATAGCTTGACCATTCAACCATTTCTCCATTATCATCATAAGGAGACTCTGGAACTATAGTGTATCTTTCTTTACCACTTCGTAGTTCACAAAGAGTTGCACCATGTGGAAACTTTTCAAAATTCTTTTCAAAACTTTTTGGTAATATGTATTGTATAAATTTACAAGAACCTGTCCAAAGATAATGACTATCTGGATTATTTTTTCTACCATAGACTGCACCACAGTCTTTTAAATATCGTGTTATAAATCTTCTGACAACAAAGTTGTCTATATCTAAATCAATATGATGATCTAGTCTTAATGCTATTTGTGCTTTTGTGTGATTGTTTTTCCATTCTTCTTTCGTTAAACTAAAATCTTCTTTCTTCCAACTGACCCTAGCTTTCTTTTGATCAGTGGGTACTATTACGTGACCAAGATCAAGCCAATCTTCATAGGTAATAGGTTTTGTATTTATCTTATCATTCATAAATTAAAAGTGGGCGCTTCCACTCTCGCTTCGACGCCCACTACCTAGGATACTATAAATTCAAAGATTTTTTAGTTTGTTCCTGAACTTCAGGTTTAACCTGAACTTCACCTTTGCTTACAGATTCAGCAAAAGATTTAGACATATCATAGATACCTTTATCTACAACTGGTCCTATCTTTGCTACATCCCAACCAAACCATGTTCCTTTGTCGTTAGACATCTGAACAGTGGATAGATTATAAATGTGGCTGTAAGTTGGCGGAGTAAACAAACCGTTCTTACCCTGCATCTTAATACCCATCATCATTGAGTTCCATTTTCTACTAACTTTAAGTTGAGTAGACTTCATAGAAATCATAGCTGTCTCTGGGCTATCACCAACAATAAGTACAAAGTGACTAGCTGTATTGTCTAGATAATTACCATTCGGTAATCTATCTTTATAGTCTTTACCTCTAGTTGTTTGACTTACTATATCACTGTCAGCATCGTGAATTGCAACAGGTGCACCTGTACTGGTACCTCTATCTTGCCATTCAATGTACTGTCTTTTATAATAACAAGGTACAACAGAAATCTTGTCATACAATGCATTAGTTACAGTGTTTATTATTTTGCCTGGCTCTGCGCCTTCGACATACTTACCATCTCTTTTGTTTACCTCTGGAGATAGTTGTCCCAAAATTTTTAAGAATGGTAACGCAAGATCTTCTTGCGAAATATTCTGGGCTCCTTTTTGTGCATCAGCTTCCATATCAAATGTAGCCAGTGCACCATTCTTTTTTTCTGTTACTTGGTTCATGTTTATTTGTTCCTTTTTATTGTTGTCTTATTCTCCGAGAATATCCCGAAGATTTCCGTTGGCATTTCTTTATTAGCCTCAATACGCTCACGGACTAACGCTTTCAAAGTCATGGGTTCTACCTTCATCTTTTGTGTCGGTTGGAACCCTTGACCTTTTGCAAGTTCGGCATAATCAGCCGCCTTGTTATCTTCGTTGCGACCAAAGGATACGGATATCTCGTTTTTGATTATATCCCCTAGTCCATTATTACGAAGCCAGTTATACGCCATCTCTTTATTAGCTTCACTTATGTGAGCTCTATATGACGTAGAAACTTTTAGATGTGATCCATCGTGCAGCTTTAATTCTGCAAGACCCATCTCTGACATCATGGTGGGTATGACCTCACCCGATATATGATCTCGTTTCTTTTTTAATTCTTTTAGATTACTTTCTGCCGTCTCTATATCTGAAGCGACACCTTCTAATCTTTCAACTTGATCTGCAAGTGACTGGATGTTACCAGTTTTTTTCATTGCATCTTGTTGATCTTCTTCAAAGTTTATTTCTTCTTTGAACTTTACTTGTTGTTTAATACTCATTAACTTCTCCTTTCTCGTATAAGTTTATTTCTATAGGATAATATCTTCTTTCTTGCTTATCCCATTTGAGTAAATTGTATTTGCCGTTTGTAATATCAGATACAATAGAACATGCAACACCAATGATTGCAGGATCGCCTGTAAGTAGTAAATAATCTTTCTTATTAAAATTATCTAAACCTTTTCTAAGTTTAAAAATTAATGGGCCTGGAGAAAAAATCATTTGTGACATCTCTGGTAATAAAAATTTAAATCTACCATACTTAGATGCACCCATGACATTTATCTTAGGCTTACCATCCCTAGTTCCTGCTATCTCTTGAATTACATAGACAGTAGGTTCGTGGATATTTTTAAGATCTTCATATTTCGTACTTTCTGACATTGACAAATCATATAACATCCTTTATATATAAGTCAATAGAAAGAAGAAAATATATGGATTATAAGTTTAAGACAAAGCCATACGCACATCAATTAACTGCGTTGGAAAAATCGTGGAATAAAGAAACCTATGCTTATTTTATGGAGATGGGTACAGGTAAAACAAAAGTATTAATAGATAATCTTGCTATGCTTTATGATAAAGGCAAAGTAGATGGTGCTTTAATTATTGCACCCAAAGGTGTTATTGGTACTTGGTATAATCAAGAGATACCAACACACTTACCAGATCATATAGAAAGTGTGTCCGTATTATGGCAAGCATTAATTACAAAAAAACAAAAAGAAAGTTTAGATTGTTTATTTGAAACAGAAGAAAAACTACACATATTAATTATGAATGTAGAAGCTTTGAGTACACCAAAAGGAACACAGTTTGCTTCTAAATTTTTAAGCTGTCATAGAGCTATGGTTGCAATAGATGAGTCTACTACCATAAAAAATTCTTCTGCTAAAAGAACTAAAAATATTTTATCGTTAGCTAAGTCAGCAAAGTATAGAAGGATAATGACAGGGTCTCCTGTTACAAAAAATCCGTTAGATTTATATAGTCAGTGCGAGTTCCTTGATCCGTGGTTATTGAACTTTCAATCGTTCTACGCTTTTAGAAATAGATATGCAGAAATGAAAACAATCAATGCTAGAGGGAGGTCAATACAAGTGGTTAATTATTTTAAAAATATAGGTGAGTTATCAGATAAGCTAAAAGGTTTTTCTTACAGAGTATTAAAAGAAGATTGTCTAGATTTACCTGACAAGATCTATGTTAAAAGAAACATTGCTCTTACAGCAGAACAATTAAAACTTTATGATCAAATGAAAAAAACAGCTCTTGCTATGTTGAATGGTAAAGTTACATCTACTGTAACTGTGTTAACTCAACTAATGAGATTGCATCAAATAACTTGCGGACATTTTACTGCTGATGATGGTAGCACTCAACTTATAAAAAATAACAGGGTCAATGAACTTATGAATGTGCTTGAAGAGATAGAAGGTAAAGCAATCATCTGGGCTAACTATCAAAAAGATATTACAAACATAATAGAAAGCATTGTAAAAGAATATGGTCCAGGATCCGTGGTCGATTATTATGGCTTAACGCCTCAAGATGAAAGACAAGGTAATATTAAAAAGTTTCAAGATGATCCTGAAT